TTAAATTGAGCTATTATTTTAGTGCTGCTCGCGCTTGTGCCATCGTATATGATGATCGTTGCATCTGCTGCACTTGTTTGAGCTTGGATAGATTGTATTCTGATAGACCCAAGATCCGTTGCCGAACCCGCGCCTGATCCAACATAACCCTGTAATTGTCCAGTGCTTGTTAAAGGAACAGATGCCTGTACGTTTGATCCGCCCATGGTTTACTCCTTATTCAAATGGAGTAGCTAGAGTGCCATCACCATGCAAAAATGCTTCGCAATGCCATACTGCTGCTGTTGTTGCTACCAGACGAATTACTCCGCCTACCAACCAGCCTTGTGCTGCCGACCCTAAGTCAATGGTGTCGTCATCACTGGCATCAGGAATGAAAGTGTTGTTATCGGTTGCAGTTGCTGGATCAAAGATCGTAGCAAAACCAGAGAATAAATCACTGGTATTGTCTGTATTGATCTGTCCTGCGCCTGTAAAGGTAGTGCCAACGATAAAGGTGTAGTTTAGCCCTGCTACCGCAGTCGGCAGTGTTACCACTATACCTGCTGCTCTGTTCAGAGTATAAACTGTGCCTGAATCGGTTGATTCCACTGATTTGGTAGCATCTGTAATGCTACTGACATTGGCGTAAGAAGAAACATACCCAGTTGTTGTAACATTACCGCTACTGTCAACGTCTAAATTGGTTGTTATAGCCCCTGTAGTAGAGTTTTTGCTGATTTGTTCAAAGCCGCCCTCTGATCTAACTGGACCATTAAAGGTTGTGTTTGCCATAATTTTTCTCCCGAAAAAAAACTCTATCGTCTTGGCTTGTCTGCTAGGTCAGTCGATAGATAAATTTACCCTAGTTCTGAACACAAATTTTGTGTGCCATTGTTAAAAATGATAGTCTAAACAATGCAATCATTCAAGAACAAAACAAAAAATTGAACAAATCTCTGCCAAAACATGGAATTTGTGGTGGAATCTCCATATCAAAAGAACATGTTGATTATTTTTTATCTTTAGAAAATAAAATTTCCCCAATCAAAGGAAAGGTAGCCAAAGCTGGAAAAGAAGAAAAAGACTCTGATTACAGGGATGTAAATATCTATTTTATTGAAGATGATGAAAAAAAAGCCTATGAATTATTAAAAACAATTGCCATCCAAATCAATCAGTATTTTAAATACAAGCTAGAAGGAGTAGAAAAAATACAAATTATGCACTATACAGCTCCATCAAATGGGTATGACTGGCATATAGACTTAGGATCAACAGAAACAACTGGAAAAAGAAAAATAGGCATTTCTGTCCTACTTAATGAAGACTATGAAGGCGGTGAGCTCGTTTTTAGAATAGGAGATGAAGAAAAAAACACCAAACCAAGCGCGGGAGATGTTGTTGCTTTTAGCTCTTTTATTCCGCACAAAGTTAATAAAATAACCAAAGGCGATAGGCATGTTCTTGTCGCTTGGTTGCTTGGACCTAGATTCAGATAAAAAAAGAGGGCTTTTCAGCCCTCTTCTCTACGTCGATTGAGTAAGAAACGTCGTCGTCAGCGTTCCATTTTCTAAACTAAGCCCCTGGAGATCCGTATATTGCGCGAGGATCAGACCAGCGTAAGCTGTATCTTTCCCTTGCTTTATAACGAACATTTCCAGTGTCGAATGAGCCTTCCATTGAAGTTTTCAATGAAGACCTGTCGAAATGCTTTAACGAATTAGGAGCATCGGTTTTGACAAACCATGCATCTGTATCAGTTAAGAAGTGATTTACAGTATATCCCTGTGGAATCATTCCTAAGTTACGGATTGCATTTATGTCATTATCAGCAGTCGCTACTCGACCTGGTGTTTCCAACAGACGATCAGCAGTGAACTGAAGTGCTGGCGGGACAATTAGCTTGGTTGGTTGCAACGCAAGCGTTAGTCCGCGCTCATCAACGAAAGCAGCTACGTTAATAACCGCATTTTCCAAAGAAGTTTCGTTTAAATCAGCCGCAGTGCTGGGTTCATTTGCTAAAGTTCCACCATAGGTCAACGGATGGTCAGTAGTAAGGAGAGCCTTACCATCACCACCTGTATAACTACTGCTAAAACCATTATTTAGGACATTAGCGCCTTTCACTTCTTTTGTATGAGCCATGCTTCGCGCAAGTGCCTTGGAGTATCTAGCTCCAAGCCTGTCATACAAGTTATCTTCAACTGCTTCTTCTGTTAAAGAAAACGCAAGAGCTATGGTTTCATGGCTATATCTAGCCACCCATGCTTCTGATGAAGTGTCGTAATCAACGCCTGATCCTTCCTGTTTCGTTGGGGCATTTCCAAATCCGACCATCATAACCTCTTCTTCGAAAGCACGATCAGAACTTTCAGTATCAAAAATTTCTGAATATTCCTTTGCGTACTTTTCGTATTCGAGACCAAAGAGGGCATGAAGTCCAGGTTCTAATTCTCGCACAAGTTGCGATCTTGAAATAGCCATTATTCAGTCCTCATTTACTATGCTAGACCAGCAGTTCCGCCACTATACAATTGGTTGTTAAAAACAACAACAACATTTGTATTTGCGGAAGAAACATCAGAATTTTGCGGATCTTGAGATATATCCATTGCCTTGATAGGCAAATTTGAAGTCGTAGCTCCAGTGGTTACATCAAGCTCCATCCTTGACCATCCAGAATTAGTGTCCCCAACTGGTGAGTTGTCAACTATATCAAAGTTGCCAAACAAATCAGCTACTGGGAACGCTGCGTCAGCTTGCATTTCAAACATAACATTTGGATCATCAACGACATTAGCCATAATATCCGATGCATTGGTACTAGCAGGGTAGTAGTTACTATAGGTCGGCTTTGAGGTCGTAGGATCGGTATAGAAACAACCAAGGAACACACCTAATACTGGATCAGTGTTGCTTGCTGCAACTCTGGTAATAGTACCAGCAGTTGCAATTTCAACAAGATCTCCCATAAAAATATTTGTGTCATAATTAGCTGTAATTCTATAGCGGTTTGAGCCTCCCGAAAAAGGCTCTCCACTTACCATCCTAATCGGTCTCATTCCAAAAGGGGCATCTTTATTTGCCATAAAAATTATCCTTTATTACCAACAGGTTAAAACAGAGACAAAAACAACTTATTCTTCCAAATTAGCTGGTTTTTGTCCGCCAAATGTGACTTTAGTTCGTCTTTCAGGTTTGTGAATCGGCATTGAAGGATGTTCTTCCTTAAAAAGATCATTGTCAACAGCGTCCATTTGCTCTTGGGTTCTTTGATTATAGTATGATTCTCTTTCCCTTACTGTTTCGATGGGGATTCGAGCCAACAATAATCCACCCTGACCAATAATGCCAGCATGTTTTCCTTCTTCAATGACTGGAGTGCCATTCCAATCTGGATATTCCTCTGCCCTGACAAGCTCGAACCCTTCGCGGATTCGATTGGTCATGTTTTTTACATCTGGCTCATTGAGAATGGACTCTCTGATCCAACGATGCTTATAACCATCAGGGGGTGGAGGAGCATCCAAAATATTGGGTGGTCTCCAGGGTTGTCGTCGTTCTACACTAGAACGAGAACTCGATTCGCGAGTTGAGCGATCAATAGTTTGTCCTTCATTTATATCAGACATAGCAACTCCTTAATTTACACCTAAACTGACGTACTTAGCGTACTCTTCCAGTGGCACATTGAGTTTTTTAGCAATAGCCACCTGAGATGGAGTAAGTCTTACGCCCTTCTTCTTGCGCCCAGTTGATTTATTAGCAGAGGCAACAGTTTGAGCGATTTTCCGTTGTTCTGTAGATTTTTCTTCTTCATTAAATCTGTGTGGGAATGCTTTTCGCATTCTTTTATCTATTTCATCATAGTATTCATCCGAGTTTGCGTCAAATCCTTCTTTCTCTATAAGATTCGCATGGATGCCAAAAGATGCATAAGTCATAACTTCATCAGCACCAAACCAGTCATTTTTACGAGCCCATTCTTCAGCCTTTGGATCCACTGGCTGATTTGGTGCTTGCATATTTGGTGCTTGCATGTTGTTTGCTTGACCTGCTTGTTGTTGTTGAGCCATTTTTGCATAGGCTTCTTGTTGCTGTTTCTGTACTTCTTGTTGTTGTTTGGTCATGCGGATACGCTCTTCTTCAACAGCAACTTGGGCTAAAACCTTGTTCGCTGCAATAATTTTTGCTGAGTCTCCAGCATCAAGCGCATTTTTCAGCTCTTTTTCGGCAGCCTGTCCTTGAACAGTAACCCTATTTTCATACTCAGAAATATAATTTTGATCCAAGGTGTTTGCCCTAGATTTCATTGCATCAATCTCAGATCTTACATTATTTGCGTATTCAAGAGCTGTAGCTTCTCTTCGTTCTGTCTCTCTTAGCTTG